AGTAAATGTCGCCATCGTCATCTGGGTCAATTGCGTGCATAGCAGCAATAGCACCAAAAGCAATACGATTAGCAACAATCCTTAGTTTATGAGGGTCATTTGTTTGACCAGTAACATTAATTGTGTCGTAGTCATTAACAAGCGAAATAGAAGCATAGGCCTCTAAAATTTCTTGAAAGTCATTAGCAAGTTGTTCCTGCTCGCTAACAATGTTAATACCAAACTTTTTTGCTGCTGACTTAATGCGAGATTTAACTCGAGAAAGTTGAGCAGTTGTGTACAAACTAGCATTGTCACCTTGATTAATGTATGACCAAGCAGCACGAACGTGTGCGGCAGTGTCAATTGGGTAACGCTTTTTCTTGTCCTTTTGGTAACCAGGGTCAGCGTACGTTACATTGCCGTAAGGCTTAGATGCGTCTTTTTCAAAGATTGAATTTACAGCGTCTTCTACTGCTGTTTCTACGGCGTCGCGAATTACGTCAGCGGCTTCGTAGGCAACCATTTCTTCATCACGTGAAACAACTTCTACGGTTTCAACTGATTCAAAGATTGCAAGTTTGTTGTGTGACTCTGCAAGAGAGGCGTATTGAATTTCTGCACCCTCAACGCCTGGGCTGTTGGTGAAGTCAATACCGTGAATAGCAAGGTCGTCAGCAGTTGTTGCTTCTTGACCATCGGTGTGTACAACCGTTTCTGGATTGCCACGCCATTCACCACGAATAGAAACGCCCTTAATAAACTTTCCTGCAGCAAGGTTTGCAACGTCACGGCCATGGGCTGTGTTTGCAATTTCTGCTTCAAACATGGCAGAACCGTCAGCAAGAAGTTTTACGTTAGTAATGCGACCAACAGTTGAAGTTGCGTCGTCTTGAAAGGCCGCTGCGTGGCTAGTAGCCATGTTTAATGGCATTCCATTACCAGATTCAATCTGGCTTTGCATACGCTCTACAGCCTTTGCGATGTTCCCGCGGGTGTAAAGACGACGGTTTTTTGAAAGACCGGGCTTTAGAAAAATACCACGAATAGTGGCTGCCTTAGTTGAGGCCATGTTTGTCTCCTGGGATTCTTTGGCATCTAGTTTTTTAATAATTCCATTGACCCAAGAACGACCAGCATCCCCACCCCAGCCAAGCCAAGCAATGTAGCCAGCGGAAGGGTTTGAAGCGTTTGCCCAGTCTTTGCCCTTTTTGTCAACTTCGTGACGTGCAAAGTATGAGTGCATTCTTTTGATGGTGTCAGCGGAAATATTCTTACCATTAGAAAGGTCGCGTGCACGCGCAACACCTACCGCGGTCATGCCGCGATTGTGCTTTTTGCGCAGTTCTAATGAACGCGCAGCATTGCTTCGAACTTGTGCTGGTGGTGAAAAACTGTCTGTCATAATCTAATTTTCATCTTGGTGTAAANCGTTTTCCACGAAACTTCCAACGACTTACCTGCTTTAGGCGGTGTTGACGTTTGTATAAACGCTTTCTAAATCCGTGGTGCCTTGTTCGGCCCCATTGGGTTCTGCCGTATGCACGACTTGAACCTACTTCTTTTACAAACTTTTTTGGAATACCACTAATGCTTGGTTTTTTAAAACGCGCACGTGTTTGATAGCGCATGAAACGAATACCCATTGCGTGGGCTTTCATTGTCGTTATTTCACGCATATTGAATGCACGCGCTGCTGCGCCGGTTTCGCGCATTTTAATGGTGGTTTTTCTTAGGCCGTGATATGGGACTGACTTAGTGTGTCGCATCTGACCACGGGCCGCGCGGGCGGCTTTAAGGTTTGCACGTTCCGCAGCCAACTGTGCAGCAGTCTGCGAACCAGATGGATACTTTTTGTGCATTGCATAGGATGCAGCACGACCTAAATAGTTACCCATTAGCCTACTTCTTTAGATACCAATGCTGCGGCCTTGGCGGCAGTCATTCCCTTGTATCGGGTGAAGTTAAAAATTGGCTTTGTTTGGTCAACCTGTGGGAAAGAATCAACGTTAGTGATTCCACCTTCAGTAGAAACATTTGGTTCTTCGTTATTCATCTTCTTGAACCGTTTCGATTGTTTTGTTAGCCTTACCAGTGTTTCGTGGCTTCTTAAGAAGTTTGTTTGGTTCCTTAGCAGCGACTGCGGCCTTTCCACCACTAACGTTGCTTGTTGGTGCCGTTGTAGGACCTTGCATAGCGTTTTGTGGCGTTCCCTGAACCTTGGCAATATTAAGGTTTGCCGTAGAAAGTTCTTTAAGGTCTGACCATAGAACCATGTTCTGACGGTCAACAAGAATTGGGTCATCGCCACCTTCAATTGGTGGTTCGCCAATGTCTGCGCGGGCGCGGTTAATAGTCCATGAACCATTGCGGATACGCTGGTCACGAATTTGTTCAATAACTTCGTCGTCACGCCAGTCAACAACACCGAACTTCAATGTCCAGTCTTTGATGCCATGTGCTTGGTATAGAAGTGCGAATGAAAACTTTTCAAGAACAAGTTCCTGAATTGGACCTACGGTGTTAACACGGAAGGTCTTGTCTTGTGATGTTCCCGTACCACCACCGATGTTGCCTGATTCAACAACACCGACTTTTGATGGTGGAACACCATAGCCAGAAAGAATTTCGTCACGACGTTGCTGAAGTGTGCTTAACCAGTTATTAATTTGGTTAACACCCATTTCATTAACGATTGCGCCACCCTTGGTTTCAAAAAGGTTACCGATGTTACGGGCACCAAGGTTTCGGGTTGCGTACTGCTGTTGTAGGCGCTTCATTTCTGATTCAGGAAGGGCAAGTGGCCAGTCGACGTGGGCGCGCATTGGGTCACCACGCTTCATCGTTTCCTTAATCAAAGCAGCCGTAAAAAGCCAAGAAGTAATAGGCAGAATGTTCTTCTGCGTTGGGCTTACACCGTAAAGGGTGTCGCCTGGTGAATCAAACTTGACGTGGATAACTTCATTTGGCTTAAATCGTGCAATACGATTAGTAGCAGTCTTTTGAACGTATCCCTTAATAACACCATGCTCGTCGGCAATAACTGTCATTGTTTGTGGGTCAAGTTGGTAAAGGGCAACAGGTTCACCCATTGTCCATACGACTTCAGTAAAAGAATCACCAAAAATAAGAAGGTCAGTAACAATACTGCGCATCAATTGACGAACGTCATCTTTTGGATTTATGTAGTTAAGAAGTTCTTGAATCTTTTTAACTTCTTCTGGTGCTTCTGGCGTTACGTTTTCACCAGTGACACCACCGATGTATGTAACTTCAAGCCCACCAGCGGTGGCTGTACGGGCAATTGTGTCAACAGAAGCAGATGCCCATGTGCAAGCAAGGTAAGCCTGCATAAGTTGCTGCATGAAAGTAGGGCGGTCAAGTGTTCCCGCAGTTACGCTTTCACCAGGGTTTTGTTCAGAAGTTCCACCAAGTGGAACGCCGGTTGCATAACCAGCGCGCTTTGGTCCGCTTTTAGGACGGGCTTCTTCAATTTGTAAATCGAAGGAAGCACCCGCTTCTTCGAGTCCCCTTCTAAAAGATGTAATAGGCATTACAGATTTCTTTCTTTAGTTGAAGGGAAGCGAAAAGTCACCAACAAACATGTTTCCAAAATTGGGTGATTGTAGGGGTTGTGATTCATCTTCCATAACAGCAACCATTGTATCAGGTAGCCCAGTATTAAAAACAGGATTACTTTCATAAATAATTGGTCGTGCGTAGTTACCGGCGTACATGCAGACATACCGAAGGGCGTCAGCAATGTGGTCGGGAACATTCCTTGTTTCAGCATCATCAGGCTTTGTGGCGCTTCTTGGAAGTGAAGGAATTTGTTCTACAAACTGTGGACAACTTTCTTCAAAGACATGAAGCATTGGGCATTTTTCCCAACCCATGTTGCGGTGCAAATCACATGCAGGCGCATCGTTTAGGTATTGGTGAACGCGCGACCAACCGTTAATACGGTCATTGTCGGCCTTCATAATGCCGCAGCCTTCTATTCCATAAATGTCTGCAATAGACATTGGTGTACCGCGTGACCCCCACATAGAAGGGTCTGCAACGCGAATGACTTCATATTCACCGTGCGAATGTTCTGTTTCAAGAATTATCTTTGCCTGGTCGTCAGCATTTACGCCAGTTACACAGATTTCACGGTAAACCCAAATTCTTCCATCATTGTCAGTGGCAATCCAAACGACCGCAAATGGGTCCCTGAATCCATAGTCAATTCCGGCGTACTTTGGCCATTCTGGTGGAATGGGGAATTGTTTGACAACATGCTTAGAATATTGCCATTGTTCAAAGAACTGCCCGACCATTGCATCCCAGTCGCCGTCACGCATTGCGGCTCGACGCTGTGGGTCGGGAATTGAATTAAGAACCGCATCATACCCTTCGTTAACGTGGGGGTTATCGGTTGCTTTTGCAGGGATATAACAGACTTCACGGCTGTAACTGCTGCCTTCTGTTACTTCCTTGTGACGCTTTTTACCACGCTGTGTGGGGTTAATAAAGCGGTCTTTAAGATATTTGTGGCCAACGCCACCTGGGTTAGAAGCAAGGCGCAAACCGATAACAGGTACCAATTTGCTACCAGAACGAAGACGTTCTTCAATGTGCTGAATAACCTGGGGAAGCATAAGTGATGCTTCGTCAATGTAGAAAGCCTGGTATTCACCACCCAAGATACGGGATGCGTCAACTAGGTTTTCAGCGTAAGTAAAGTTAATTACAGAACCATTTGCAAACTTCAACACCTTGTTGGTGGAATTCCATTTTGCACCAAGGTCTTTGGCATAGCCCCATTTTGCT